CAACCCAAAGCAGTCATTACAAACCTTGATGCGCTGAAAAGCCGCAATGACATTTGGAAGCCATATGATTACAGAGAAACTAATGTGGACAAGACTAGCCTTAAAGCACTGCTACAAGCCGGTGAACAGATTCCGGGCGCTGCTTTGCAGGATGGAGCGCCGCGGCTGATGATTAGGTGAGGAGGAAAAATAAATGGGCATATCCGTTTTAATTCTCGGAGATTCCGGCAGTGGAAAGACCACTTCCCTGCGAAACTTTCAGCCGGGCGAAGTTGCAATTATCAACGTTGCTAAAAAGCCACTGCCTTTCCGCACACAGCTTAAACCATACAATACAAATGATTATAATGCTGCAAAAAGTGCCATTTCCGCGGCGTCAAAGCACGGAATCAAGTCTATTGTTCTGGATGATATTCAATACCTTATGACAGATGAATTTATGCGCCGGTCGTCAGAAACTGGGTACGGAAAATTCACAGACATGGCAGCCAACTATAGCAGCCTATTTGACCTTGCGCCACAGCTACCAGGAGATTGCATTTTGTATCTGATGAGTCATATTGAGCGCGATGAGTCAGGACATGAAACGCCTCGCACGGTTGGCAAACTGGTACACGAAAAACTATGTGTCGAAGGTAAGACGTCAATCACGCTACATACCTATGTGGAATCCGGAAAGTATTATTTCCGCACGCACAGCAGCGGCGAGGGCGATATATCCAAGTCGCCGCTGGAAATGTTTGAAAGTGATTTGATTGACAACGATTTGAAAGCCGTGGATGCAGTAATCCGCGAATATTACAATTTTGGAGGTACTAATAATGCAGAAGTATAACGATTGGGACAAAATACAGGCGGCATCCGGAGAAACGCAGACGCTCCCGGCAGGCAACTACATTTGCAAAATTATGGGTGCAAAAATAGTTACATATGATGGGAAAAATGGAAAGTTTGACAAGCTGGAAATCAGTGTTGATATTGATGAGGGTGAATTTAAGGGCTTTTATGCTAATGATTATCGTAGTCAAGCACAATGGGGGGACCAAAAGTGGAAAGGCTGCCTGCGCCCCTACTGCCCAACCAACGAGGATTCTGACCAAGCACGCCGCACAGCCGCAATTTTTAAAGGAATTATTGAAGCTATCGAGTCCAGCAATCCGGGCTATAAATGGGACTGGGATGAAGCAACATTAAAAGGAAAGAAAGTTGGTGTGCGGTTCCGCAATACAGAATGGGCATACAACGGCCGCACAGGCTGGAAATCACAGCCTTACAGGTTCGTTCCGGTAAAAGGCATTGAAGAGTTAGACATCCCGAAGGACAAGCCTCTGGCAGTTAATGACAAGCCACAGACGCAGCAGCAGGGAGATTTTCAGACGCTTCCTGACGAGGGCGATCTACCGTTCTAAGCAGTAATTTTGAGCCGGGTGGGTGGGTTGGTACAGGCTTAAAAGATGATTGATATATTTAATGAAATAAAGCATGTTGTTACAATGCGCGAAGTCGCACAAAAATATGGATTTGAAATTGACCGGAAAGGATGGATAGTTTGCCCGCTGCACAATGACCATAAACCATCATTGAAATTATACCCTAATAACCGAGGATGGTACTGCTTTGCTTGTGGGATTGGAGGATCGGTTATTGATTTTGTATCACATGTTTTCAGATTATCAGCAATTGAATCAGCTAAAAAGCTAAATAATGATTTTTCTCTTGGGCTGTACAACGAGCATCAGACGAAGCTACAAAGGCAGCGGTCCGGACATGAAAGATTGATGCAGCAAAGAAGCCTTGAAAAGCAAGAGCAAACAAAGGTTGAAACTGAAACAAGGATTCTTGCACTGATTGACAAAGAAGATTATCTGAAAGCGATATATCCAAGTTTGCCAGGGCATGAAAAAGGCTATGCATTGGGATGGCTGGAAGACCTGAACTATCAAATTTTAAGCATGGAGGTGTAATGTTGGACTTTACTTATACCAAAGAAGATTTCAGTACCTCAAAACCGTATGAAGAAGTTTTGTCAATCAAGGACCCCTTTCAGCGCGAAACAGCCAAATCGAAGCTTGCAGAATATGCAAGAACGGCTTTGAAAATTAAAAATTTCAATACACTGTGGAAATCATATTTGCAATCTCAAAAGAAACAAAAATCCAATAATTTGACCGCTTTCACAGGGCAAAAAATGGACCTCGATTCAGGTGACTGGATTGCAAACGATTACGGCATATCGCGTCCAGGAACTTACGGCGAAGAAGTCGCTTGCCCTCACCCCATTATGCCGGTTGAACGACTTGTTAACATCGACACAAATATTGTTAAAATGAAACTAGCCTATTGCAATGGAGACAAGCGCTGGAAAAGCATAATCATTGACAAGTCTGTACTTGCAAGCCGTCAAAAAGTTATACAGCTTGCCGAGCAGGGAGTCGAAGTCACAAGCGAAAATTCCGGCTCTTTTGTCAAGTATATGTCAGACGTATGCACGCTGAATTACAACGAAATTCCAGAAAAAAGGTCTGTTTCGAGATTGGGATATATTCAAAACGAGGGATTTTCTCCATTTGTAGACAATCTTGTATTTGATGGGGATAGAGACTTTAAGCATGCATTCGATTCTATTCATTCTCATGGAAAGTATGAGGATTGGCTCAATACCGTAAGAAATATCCGAAAAACAAATGTTGTTGTAAGAATTGAACTTGCTGCTTCATTTGCTTCAGTATTGGTTCAGCCATGCGGATGCCTACCATTCTTTGTACACCTGTGGGGTGGAACTGGAACAGGAAAAACGGTTGCATTAATGTTAGCCGCGAGTGTCTGGGGAAATCCTGACTTGCATAACGGCGGTTACATACAAACATTCAATTCAACCGCTGTCGGACAAGAACGTTTTGCTGCATTTTTTAACAACTTGCCTTTTTGCATTGATGAGTTGCAATTGAAAAAAGATGCTCATGGAAAGATGAACTTTGACGTATATCAGCTGGCAGAGGGAATTGGCAGAAGTCGCGGAAATAGGAATGGTGGTGTAGACCAAACTCCGACCTGGTCCAATTGTATCATAACCACTGGGGAATCTCCAATTACAAATGGGAATGCAGGTGCTGGTGCTATAAACCGAGTAATCGAAGTAGATTGCAGTTCAACACAAAAGATAATTGAAAATGGTCTCGATACCGCAGCAGCGTTGCGTAAATCATACGGCTTTGCTGGACGCGATTTTGTAAGCCATTTGTATGCCGATAGCGGCGAAGAAATTAAGCGTGCACAGAGCCTTTACAGCGATTTTTTCAAGCAGCTATCTGATAATGATACAACGGAAAAGCAAGCTATGGCGGCGGCAGCCATTTTGACGGCAGATTATTTGTCAACAGAATGGATTTTCAAAGATGGTCGTGCACTTACTGTGAAAGAAATATCACAGTTCTTAGCATCAAAAGCGGCTGTGTCTTCCGGAGAACGTGGATATCATTACATTTGCGATTGGATAGCACGAAATGCAAATAAAATGAGGTCTCGTTCAGACGAAAGTTTCAATGATGTTTACGGATTGATTCAAAACGATACTGCATACATAATTCCCAGCGTATTTCAATTAGCGGCTGAAGATGGTGGATTTTCTCCACAGGTATTGCTTAGCTGGTTGCGAGAAAAAAAGTTGTTGAAATTGCCAAAGGACACAAAGTCAAAGAGGAACACTGTTACAAAACGCATAAACGGAATTGTAATCAGATGCATTGCTATAAAATTGGAAGGTTCAGATACAAAGATGGAAGATTATGGTTCGGAATTGTCTGAAAGTGACCTGCCTTTTGACTAATGCAACCACGTTGGTTACATGGTGGTTACACCAAAAATCGCATAGCAGTGCGGGTTTGCGGGCACATGTAACCGTGTAACCATGTAACCACCAAAACACACGCCTATATATAAAATAAAAAAGTAAACATGGCAAAAGCATTACGCGTGTAAGAAATATTGCAAAACGTGGTTACATGGTTACACCACCTCAAAAACCGCATAGGAATGGGAAAAATCGTGTAACCACATAGCGGTTACATCACGGTTACATGGTGGTTACATCAAAGGAGGTTTATATTTTGCATGAATATACATTGCGTGAATATCAAAAAGAATGTGTTGATTCGATTGTTCGCTCTGGCC